CGCCATGTCGACCAGCGACGACCATGCGTCGGACGATACGACGTTGGTCAACACGGCGGCGCGCGTGACGTCGGTACGCGCGGCGACGGCTAGCCAATCCTCCGACATGCAATAGACGCGCGACGATCCTTCGAACCCGGTTTCGGGTTTGGCGACGGCGAGTCGACCACGGTGCACGATCCGCGACACGGCACCGGAGGTCGCGACGACCATAACCGGGATATTGAGATCGAACCCGGCGCGCTGGTTGGCGTGCCCGATGGTGTAGTACCCGGGTACCTCGACGCCGCCGATTACCGGGCGGTTCTCCAACACGAACGAGAACGTACCGATCCCGGCGGTGTGATCGCGGTGCGTCACGCCCGGCGCGCCGCCGGTCCATTGGATCGATTCGATGCGTACGTGTTCGGTGATCTCCGACCATGCGCGCGTCGCCTGCAACGACGCCGAGATCGTCGCGCTGCCGTTGCGCCCGAGCACGGCGTAATTGATATCGCCAATGAACCCGCCCGCGCCGTCGTTGAACATGCCGATCCGACAGTCGCCCGTCGTCGTCGCGGGTTCAACGCCGCTGGTCGCGACGGTCGCGCCCGACAGCGCGCCATCGATGTAGATCCGCGCGCCCGTGTCGGGCCGGTAGAACCCTTGGACGATATGCCACGCGTTGTCGGCGACCGCGCCGCGTCGAAAGCTAAAGATCGTCACGCCCGCGACGCGTAAGAAAAACTCGATCTGGCCGTCGACCAACGCAAGGTGATACCCGTTGGTGCCTCTGCCGACGTCGTGCTTTTGGATGATCGCGCGTAGCGTCGCGTCGTTGGTACTGGTGCGAATGAACGCGATCACGTCCATTGCGCCCGCCTCAAGACTCAGCGTGCGCGCGTGTTCGTCGCCCGGCCAGAGGTACCCCGCGCCGTCGTGCGGCACGCGCACGTACTGCGTACCGGTGAACCGCGATCCGATCCCTCCCTCGGGCAATCCGTTCGCGATCCCGCGCGTCGGCGCGTTCGTGTAGATCCCTTGATTTTTCTGGTGCATGAAATCGCGCGCGACCGTGCCGTACAGTTCGTGCAGATCCCATGCGGAGACAACGTACGCCTCCTCGATGATCCGATCTTTGAAGATCCCGCCCAGCCCGAGATAGACGGTGAGGATCACGGCGTCAACCCGACGGCGACCAGCTGCCGCGACACGAGTTCGCCCGGTAACCGCATGCGATCAAAGTGCACCGCGTCGCGCGTCGCGCGGAGTTCGGTGACCATCGTTGCGGTGAGACTTTCCAGCTTGCTGGTATCGGTCCAATTCGACGCGAACCGTTCCGCGCTGTCCTTCGGGACGACCGCCTCTTGCCCGTGCAACGCGACCATGCGACCCGCGCCGAAGTTTTCGAACCCGAGACCGGGCGTGCCGTAGCGATACCCGGTGCCGTGCCCGATCAGATCGACGATTGCGTCGACGGCGCGGTCGTAATCCTCACGCGTGCGCGACGCGTACAGCGCGGAGATCAGCTGATCGGCGACGTTGCCGTCGGCGGCGAACGACAGTTGTTCGGCGAGACCTTCGTACCCGCCGTAGCTGCCGAAGAAATCGTCACGCGGTTTGTTGACGTACTTGCTTTCTTCCGACCGGAACAGATCGCGGATTCCAGAGACCCAGCTTTTGATCGACTGGAATCCCGCGATGGCGGCGTCGACGAACCCGGTGAGGTCGCCCGACATGCCGCGAATGAACCCGCCGACGGCGTCGCGCGCGTGCCCGAACGACTGTACGAAATGGTTCATGACCTCTTTCGTTTTGCCGCCCATTGACGACGACAGGGAACCCATGAACGACTCGACGTTGCCGAGTGTCGTTTGGGCCATCGTCAGAAACGAACCCGTTACGGCGTTCGTCGCTTCGGTCGTCGGTGCGACCATGACGTCGTTGAGGCGTTCGAACCACTGGCCGATCTCGGTGATCATGTCGGGCACAATCGACCCGCCGACGACGGTCTGATACATGCCGCGAAAGAACCCGGTTACCGCGTCGATCTTTCCTTTGATCGCGGCGACGATCTGTTCGAACTTGTCGACCAGCCACGTACGGATTCCCTCGTACACGCGCTGCGCGACGTTGACGATCCCGTTGGGGCCAAGCCAGAGATCGCGGTACGACTGCACCAGCGACGTAATCGATCCCTTGATCTGTTCCCAGAGTTTCGCGACGTTGTCGACCAACCACGTTTTGATCGCGGTATAGACCCGGGTAACAACGGCGGTGATCTCGTCGCCGAAGAAATACCAGACGCCCGCCAACGCGAGCACGGCAACGGCGATGATCCCTTGCGGGCCGAGAAAGGCGAGGATCGTTCCGAACGCGGCGGGTAGCGTCGTCGTCAGGAACGTGACGACCGATCCGAGTGCGCCGAGTAACGCGCCGCCCGGGCCGAAGAACGACACGACCGACCCGCCCATGGCGATCAACGATTTGAACGCGGCGACCGGCCCGCCCGCGCCAATGATCGCCATAGTGATCGTGTCGAACGACGGCGCGAGACCGACGACGCCAGCGGCGACGCCTTGGATCGCGGGCGGCATGGAGACGAACGCGTCGAGTAACGGACCAACCGCGTTGGCTTTCAACGCGTTGATCTGGCCTTGCATCTTGTCCCACTGATCGCCCGCCGCGTCGGCCGACTCGATCACTTTCTGAGACATGATCGGCGCGGAGTTCCCGACGTCGGTGATCCCGGCCTTGATCATCGGGAGCAGGTTGACACCCGCTTTGCCGAACAGGTCGACGGCCAACGCCGACTGTTGCATCGGGTCGGGCACTTTGGCGATTGCGTCGGCAATGGCGGCGAACGCCTGATCCGGTGCCATGCCGCGCAGCTGGTCGACCGACAACCCGATCCCGGTCAACGCTTCGGCCGTTGCCTTGGATCCGTCGGTGACCTTGGTCGACATGGTCTTGATCGCGGTGCCGACGTCGCCCATTGACGCGCCCGCTTGCTGGGCGGCGAACGACAGGCGTTGCACCGCTTCAGCCGAGACGCCCATGCGCCCGGCGGCGTCGGCAATCGCCGACGCGTTCTCGACGACCTCGGCAACGCCGCCCGCGATATCGCGGAACGAGAACGCGGCGGCGATTCCCTTGCCGACGTTCGAAATCGTGTTAGCGAACTCGGACGTTTGCCCGGTCGCCTCGCCGAGACCCTTTTTGTAGTCGGACGTGTCAGCGGTCAGCTGCGCCCGAAGGGTTCCAATCGTGATGTTCCCGGCCATGGGTCACTTTCTGTCGCAACGGGATCCCGTACTTCGCCGACAACAGGTGCAACACCGACCGTTGCTGCGCCAACGTCTGTTGACGCGCCGCCGGTCGCCGACCGTGCGCGGTCAACAGCGATTTCAACGACGGCATACGTCGGTCGTTTTGTGTGCGTACGAAAATTTGCACCGCGCGCCATGCCTGCACGACGTCGCGGTCGTACTCGTCCTCGGCCCGGCGTCGCGCCGCGTCAAACTCGATGCGGAGTTCGCGCGGCGTCGACGACCAGAACACGTCGCGCGGTATGCCGACGCGCCGCGCCTCGATCAAGAGTTCGCGCCACGCTAACGGCTGGCGGTCGCTGGTGCCGGGTCGGGTTCGGGCGTTGGCGACGGCGGCGCGGGCACGACCGGAGGTACTTTTTTTTCGTGCGTTCCCGTGTCGTCGTCGTTGTTCAACGCGTGCAGATCGGCGAGCACGCGCCCGAGATCCTGCAACGACCCGAACTCAGACATCCAACGCCCGGCATCTTCGGGCGTCACGATCTCCGCGCCGTGTCGTTCCTGCAAGTACGACCAGACCATCAACCGCATGGCCGACACGCTGCCGCGCTGCGCAAGATCAGCCATCGCGGCGAACGTTTGTTTGCTGTAATCCTCCAACGCGCAGATCGCGTTGATCGTCGGGCGCAAGATCCACGTGCGCCCGTTGAGTGTGAGTGTGATTTCGCCGCGTTCGCGTGCCATGATCGCGACCTCGACGACTAGGGCAGATCCGCCGAGATATCCATCAGCGGCTGGATCTCGACGTCCAGCATGATCACGCCGTCCTCTCCGATTTCGCCCGGCTGGCACTTGGTGATCACGCCTCGGAACGGCCATTCGGTTTCTTCGACGACCGGCGTTGCGTCGGGATCGCCGTTCGGAATGATGATCTTCATGTTGCGTTCGGCGCGCGTGCGCCAGAGAAATACGAGACCGCCATCGGCGAACGCGCCCGATCCGCCGCCCGCGTTCGACTGCGATTCGTGACGCGGATCCCAGATGCACTGCACGGCAAACGGGCCGGTATCGCGGAGACCGGCGCGGTGTTCGCGGTGTGCTTCAGGCGACCGCAAGTGCGTCTTGTCGATGGTCTCCGTCGACATTTCGCCGGGCGTGATCGTCTTGACTTGCGCGACGGCCGAGAACGTTTCCGGCCCGGGCGTGTCGTTGCCCGCGCCGATCAGCCATTGCGCGCCGTACCCGTGGATCGCTTCCGACGGGTAGAAAGTATCGGTAACGTCGGCCATGGTTCGTTGCTCCTACACTGCGAAAGCGGCGAACGAGTGCCAACGCCAATGGATCATGTAATCCAGCTGCCAGCGTTCTAGGCGTTGCTCGTTCACCACGAACAGCGGGCGTCGATCAATTCGAAACGCGCCCGTAATCAACAGGTCGTCGACGATTCCGCGCCAGCCGTCCAGCGCGCCCGCGTCGCCCGGGCCATCGATTGCCGCCGCGATATCCGCCGCCGTGTCGTACGCGTCGACGCCGGATCGTTCCCGCGCGAACACGTCGACTTGCACGCGCGACCGCTTCGGCCCGCCGCTGCCGCGCAAGTGCGGCAAGGCGACCTCGTCGATCAGCTGCACCGACACGAACGGCGACACGACGCCTTGCGGCGCGTGCCCGACGTACACGCGCGTGCCGACCAGTGCGGTTAGCGCGGGCAGCTGCAACAGCCGGGCGCGTACGGCGCGTTCGGGCGTGTTCATTTCGCCTCCCTCGCAATCGCCGACCAGAACTCGTCGCCGATGGTCGACAGCGCGCCGTCGACGTTCTCGTCGAACGCCGGGCGCATAAAGGGTTGGGCGCGGTGATGTTCGGTGCCGAACTCCTGAAACGATCCGTAAAACGCGCGTTGACTCGGGCCGATCACGACGCCCGTGTCGCCGCTGCCGACCTCGCCGCGCGACGCGGGTTCGACGACGATCTCGTCGCGGAGATCGACGCCGCCGGGCCGGTTCGGTGCCAGCTGCGCGGCGCGCGCGCGGATCGCTTCCGCCGCGTCGGTCAACGCGTCAACCTGCACGCGCGGCGTCAACGCGTCGGCCGCACGCGTGATCGCGGCGTCAAGTTCCCGCACGCCGACCAGTTCAAACTTGGGCGGCATCGGTCTTGACCCGGGTCGTTAGCGTGATCTCGTCGCTGCGCGTCTTGTGCGCGTCGACAATGTCGTACGTGCGACCTTGGTACACGAGTCGCCGCAACCGTGGGACGTCGACGACGTCGGGATCCATGTCGGGCAGATAGGGCAACGACCAGCGGTGTTCGGCACGCGCGGCAACCTGCGTTGCATCGGCCTGCCAGACCTCGCCGCCGCGCGACGCGATCTCGCGCGCCATCCAAATCGGCGGCACCGTGTCGACGAACGTGTCGACCGGCCCGCCCGAGTCGCCCGTCGACGTCGTGCCGTGTTGGATCGTGACCAACCGATTACGCGTGCCCGTTGCTGCCGGTGCCATGGGTCACGCCACCGTCGGATCGCGGAGCATCGACAGCATGTCGAGTACGCGCGGGTTAAACAGCAACGGCGACGGTGCGTCGTCGCCGCGAAAGCGGTAGAGATCCTGTAGAACGATCAGCGTCGCGGCGAGCACGATTGCGAACTCCCGATCCGTCGTCGGGTCGCTGTTCACGTCCCATGGCGGATCGCCGTCGCGCTTCAGGTGTTGCCACACGAACGCCTCGGCCTGTGCAATCTTCAGCAACAGATCGTCGTCGTCGGGTACGCCCAACGTGCGGGTATGGTCGCGGGCGACGTCGAGGTCGACGTACGGCATTAGCCGACCCTCCCGTCGCGCCCGCGCTTGACACACAACCGCCATGCACGGTCGTCGGCGTGTTCGTCGGGTTTCTCGTTCGACGTGTCGCGTACGGCGACCCATGCCGACCCGGCATGCGAGACGACGTCGCCCTTGCTGTAGCTGGCGGCGGCGTCGTACACGCCGACGAACAGCGGGATCGGCAGATCGAACGGAAATTCTTTGACCCGTTCGCCGTTGCGTACGACCAACGTCAACCGGCGCGCGCCGTCGTACTTCGCGGTGAGGTCGGCGAACCCGAGACCGTCGACGCCATCGCGCCCGGCCGGGCCGGTTTGCCCAACCGCGCCGTCATGGCCGGGCGGGCCGGGCGGGCCGGGTTCGGCCGGGCGCTCTTCCAGCGCGGCGACGCGCGCGGCAAGCGGTGCAACGACGGCGGTCAACGCCGCGCGCAATGCCGGGCCAATCGCCTTGACGACGGCGGTTGCGGTCTCGACGGTTAGGCGTGCCATTGGTCGAGT